CAACTTTAAGAGCTAAGTTGCTTGATGCAATTCTTGGAAATACTGGAAGTGTAGGTCTACCTCGACAATACGTTGAGCCTACAATACATAGATATCTAAACAACCATGTAAGAAGTCAGTTTGCATTAGTTGAAAAACCTGAGTGGGAGATAGCAACATTTCTACCGACTGCGCAGTGGAGAAAAGCTCCTGCTTCTACAGTCTATAAAGAATCTAGAAGAGCAGTAAGGAGACTATCATAATGCGAATAGAAGAATTCAAAAGTTCGGTAACTAGCAGAGGTGGAATACTTCCAAGTAACAGATTTAAAGTTACTCTTCCTGCAATAAGTGGTATAAGTGCCAAAGATGCAGATTTGCTGTGTGTCGAGGCATCAAGTCCTGGAAGACAAATAGTAACTCAACCAAGAAGAATAGGATTAAAAGAAGAAAAGATAGCAGATGGATTTGCAGTAGATGATGTAACGCTACGTTTTTACTTAACGGCAGATAGTTATATAAAACGTTATTTTGAGTCTTGGATCGAACTTACTGTTCCTTCCAGACAAGGAGTTATTCGTTACAAAACAAATTATCAAAAACCAGTAAAGATTAGTCAATTGCATAAAGATGAAACTGTAAGTTATACAACAACTTTATTAGATGCATTTCCTACAACTTTACAGGCCGTAGAGCTCGGAGCTGAGCAAACAAACACATTAACAATGTATGCAGTGCAGATGTCGTATACAGATTTTATTACAGATTAATTATTGGAGTTATAGAATATGATACCTAAGTTGAATGATACACCTAAGTATGAACTTAACATCCCTTCGATGAATAAACAAGTTAAATTTAGACCATACTTGGTGAAAGAAGAAAAAGTTTTGATGATGGCTTTTGAGTCTAAAGATCAAAAAGCGGCTTTAGATGCTGTCGCAGAAACTATAACAAGCTGTGTTAATGATGAAATACAGATAAAAGATCTGAAACTATATGACATAGAATATATGTTTACAAAAATAAGAGCCAAGTCTGTTGGAGAACAAGCAAAGCTTTTAGTTACATGTACTTCTTGTCAATCAAAGAATGAGATATCAGTTGACATAGATAAAGTTGAGGTTACGTCACCAGGTGAAGTTGAGAATGTCATACAGATAACAGATGACGTTTCAGTTGAGATGACATATCCTAATTTTGATAAAATGATATCAAATGAAAAGATAATGGCTCAACAATCTGATGTAGAAACATTAATTGAACTTATTGCAGACTGTATTGTTTGCATCAATACTGAGGACGAAAAGATAATGTTAAGAGATGAACCTCGTGATAAGATTATAGAATTTGTTGATTCCATGACTAACGATCAGTTTAAAAAACTCAGGAATTTTGTTGAATCAGTTCCTAGAGTACAAATTAATCATGAGTATGTATGTGAGAGTTGTAAAGAGAAAAAAGAAGTAACTATAAGGAATATTGCCGATTTTTTTTAGTGTGGTCTTCTAATGAATCTTTATTGAATCATTATAAGACCAATTTTGCACTAATCCAACACCATAAATATTCTTTATCAGAGCTTGAACAAATGATCCCTTGGGAAAGGGAAGTATATGTGGCCATGTTGTCAAAGTGGTTAAAAGACGAAAATGAAAGATTAAAACAAACAAGAAGAAAAAAGATATAATGGCAATAGAAGACGCAACACAGAGATTAAAAGACCAAAACGAAAGCGGTTTGGACAGAAGACTATTGCTTCCTTCTGTCGCAGTTAGTGAATCTCAAAAATCTGAGGACGATACAAAAGTTAATACGACTCAGATCGTGAAAGCTGTTACTGGTATTGGTGTTAGCATTAATGATAAGAATGATCTCATCATAGATGCACTTATGGAAATAAATCAAAGTATACTTGGATTATCACAAGGAAGTGGTTTAGGCAATGCAGAAAATACTCTTCAGACAATATTAAGAGCACCAGGAAGAGCTGCTAGATCAGTAGGAAGAACTGCTAGAAGAGGATTTGAAACAATTAGAGACTTTGCATTAGCACCTTTAAATCTTGCTATAGGAACCGGTAAATCAATTGTTAGAGGTGCTGGTAGTGCACTTATGGCAGGTCCAAGAGCTATTGGTGGAGCTGTAGGAAACTTATTTCAAAGTAAGAGTATGAAAGCTCTTGTTGACATAAATCAAAAAGCTCTTGATGAAACAACTGCTATAAAAGAATCAAATGAAGATATAGCAGTAAAGGTTGAAGAGATAGCCAAGATGTTGTCTTATGAATTTAAACTTCGAAGACAATCAAGATTAGATGAATTAGAAAAAGAAAGAGATTCAAGAAATCAACAAGGTGTAGTCCCTCCTGTTCAAAGAGAAATAGTAGAAGCTAATGATGATGGATCGACTACTAAAGGCATACTTGGCACTCTTGCAACAATACTAGGAGCTAAGTTTGTTGGTGGTAAAGTAGTGGCAGGTGCGGCAGCTGTTGCTGCAGCTAGTTCGTTAGCTACAAGAAAGGTGATAAAAGGTAATGCTAAAGGTGGTGATGTTCTTAATTTAGAAGAATCTAAAAGAAATCAGAATGATACGAGCAATAATAATCAGAATAAAGATAGTCAAAAAAGAAGTACTGGATCTAAATTAAGTAAATTTGCAAAAGCTGGTGGAATATTGACTGGCATAGCTCCTATCCTCACCGGGATTCTTGATAAACCTATGGAAGATAAAGGTTATATGGCAAGTGAAAGAATAGTTGCGAATGCAGTTGAAGGCGGACTTGGATTGGTAGACATGGCAGTCGAAGGAACAAATCAAATATTAGATACTTTGATTCCTGAAGAAATTTTTGGGTTAAACTTTAGAGCTAAAGATCCTGGTACAAGTGAAGCATTTAGAGAAAGAGTTTTAAAAAATAACAGTATTGACGAACTTCTTACATCATTTATCTTTCCAAATGCGAAAGCAAAAAGAGAAAAAGAATATCTAGATAATTTCACAGGCGGTGAAGAGATGGACTTTTTACAAATGGGTGAATTCATACCTCCTCCAGATTTATTAAGTAGTCAACAACAAAAACAAATAGATGAGACTAAAAAGAAGATGTTAGATTTAGAGCCTATGTCAGTTTCAGAGTCTGTAAAGAATATGATGGCACTTGAACCAATGGTGAACTCTTTTTCTGGTGGTATTTATGAAGCTGTAATGAAAAGAGATAATCAGATCCCAGTGATAGAATTAAATGTTACTCCAGGCTCGAATATAAATGATTTATTAGAACAACAACTTGAAAATTTAAATTTAAGTAATGATAAAGGTATAGGATCTATGGTGATGCCAATATCTGATAATTCTGTAAAGAACTCTACTTCAAACAGTACGACCGTGCTTAACAAAATGCCATTAAGCACGGTCGATACTAATAAGGTCGTTCCTATTTAATCATCATTAACTAGGTTAGCAAAATATGACATTGTGTCATCTTCATCTTTCTTTTTAGATGAAGTATCTTCTGCTGTTTCATTGAAATCAGGTATCTCATCTTCCAATATTTCTTCAGTCTTCATAGTTGGAGCAGGTGAACTATTACCTAGTTTCACTTCATCATTCATAGATGGTGCACCACCAACTGCTTCTTCACCTAAAACACTAATGAGTTTTGCTTTAAGCTCACTATATGTTTTATAAGACTTAGGATCAGTAAACTCTTCAAGCTTGTGCATTTTATTATACACTTCTTCAAGATAAGTATCATCTTCTGATAGAGGTGTTTGTCTATCAAACTCTGATTTATCATAGTTACGATAACCTTCTACATCTCTGATTTTAAGTTTAAAGTTAGCACCTTCCCAAAAATCAAATGGATTTACTGCGGCTTCGTCTTCAAACTCTGGCTGCATGGCATCCATAATTTTATCAAATATTTTTTTACCATATTGATATATGAATACTTTACCATCATTACTTGGATTTCCAGGATCATTAACTACTAATATGTTTGATACATAATGTAGTCTTCTTTTCTGAGTTCGAGCTTTTGCTTTATCAGACTCAAGACCAGTATTCCATAGTTTGGAATTCAATTCACCAACTGGATCGTTTTGACCAATGGATGTTAAAGACTTTTCGATATACCATCTACCTGTTGGTCCTTTAAAACCATGATCCCAATATCGATTCCAAGGAAGTTCAGAACCTTCATTGGCGGGAAGGAAACGTATTACTGCATAACCATTGTTTGATTTATCAACTGTTGGTTTCCAGATACGATCATCTGCAAAAGATTTATTGTTTTGGGAACCGCCTACTGCTTCAGCAGCTTTGACGAGATTATCGATGGAACTTCTGTTCCTTTTTAAATTAGCAAAAGACATATATTTCTCCTTATTAACTGTAATATTGCTGTATTGTTATATTATAATTATATACTATTTTCACTCGTATGTACATATATTTATTCAAAAACAAGCTCATTTTGTTTTGGCAAATAGTTTAATTTCATTGCCTCTGCTTCGAGCTTCTCTTTGACTACTGGTGAGATAAATTTTTTCACATCCTCTGGATCTATATTTGTTATCTCACACACTTCGACTATAGCATCTATATAGCCAAGTTTCTTTTCTAAGACCTGAGTTTCAATAAGCTTTGTAAACTTAGATCTATTCATGAATTCTGGTTCTTTTTTACTCATCTATCCATTGCCCTTAATAAGATTGTATCTTTGTTTATTCGACCATTAGCGCTCGCTGTTTTAGTGGTGAGCTCATTCCATATCGCCCTGATTTGGGGAGGGGTCTTTTTGAGTACCATAGGTAATATATCCACAGGCTTACGTAAGGCAATAGAGCGACTGAGATCGTTATCAATATTTTTAATTGTAGATCCACTGATTTCAAATCCTTTTCCGTTACTGACTAACTCGGTTAGTCTTTTGTATTTAATATTATATGTGTAGAGTCTTTGAGCTCCAACAATCGCAGCAGGATTGATTGAAGTAAGTTTGTCTTCCATAGACTCTTTCAAGTATTGAATTTTTGCAATCTGTTTTAGTGCACTCTTTGGCTTGGCTATTCTCACCTTTCTGACAGCTTTTTTAGACGCCATGTATTTTTCTACGTCTGATACTATATATTCAAGAAATTCAAGGTACTTTTTTCGTTGACTAAGATTCATAAAAGAATATGCTTCAACAAGATCCTCTGGCTTATCGTTAACTAATTCTTTTATCTCATCTCTGATCGGTGAGTAATAATCAAATACAGCCTTAGCCATATTGTTAGGAGCAACTCGTAAACTAAGTTCCTTATACAAGGAATAGTTCATTGACTCTTCGTGTCCTTTTTCATGATATCCGTCAAGAACTTCTTCGATTTCACCAATAAACTGCTCAGTTCTTTCGGCGACAATTTCTTGAATTGTCTTCTTTGGTTTGGTATCTTTTGCTTCATTTTTCTTTTCTTCAATTCTCTTTTTTCCAAGTTTAATAAATTCTTCTTTGGTTCTTTCATAGTTAGCAGCTTCATCACCACCTGCTGCATAGTCATATCCTAGAGCTTTCCAAGCGATCATGGCAGCTAAATATGTCTTTGTTGAGAAGGCCCATTCTGGTGCATTCTGGATTATCTTGTATTCAGCTTTAGTTGAGTTAGCTTTAAAATGTCCTTTGATAGTTTGAACTATTTCTTTCTTATCAACTTCCATTCTGATATAATCAGCAAACCAATGAAATGATTTTGTTGGTGCAGCTGCAATACCAGTCCTTGCACGTCTTGAAAATAATTTATTCTTTTTTCTCTTAGCCATTTTCTTTCTCCCACATTTTCAGCCAATGGTTAGCTGCATCCATAATTAAATTTGTATAACTCATTCTGAAACCAGTACCAGCTTCAAGAGCTTCTTTTGATAGTTTATCCTTATGTTGATGGTTTATGTTTGACCATTCTTTTAGTATTCTTTTACAAAGGCCATCATAATCACCATCAGTAAGAACATTCTTTTCTTTTTCATAGTACAAATAGTTTGACATACAATAATATGATACCAATCTATTTGGGTGTACCGTTTCTATGTTTGGATATACACTCATTATTAATCCATAAACATCGGTGTTTGATTACGTATTTCGATGTTTATCATCTTAGCAATTTCTTTTGCTTTATTTGGAACACCTTCAACTAATCTCTCAACAAAATCAACTTGATCTCTTTCATCAAGAAGTGATATTAATTCAGCTGCTAGTTTTGCTGGTTCTGTTCTAAACATGAATTCTAAATTTGTAATTTCTCTAGCCATTACTTAACTCCAAAGTTTGCGGTTGAAAGATCGGCAAGTTCGTCATGATCGATTCCTAACTCATCAGCCATTTTTAATATTTTATTGCTAATCAAATCTTCATCAATGTTAAGTTGACCAGCCATAATTGCATTGTAAGTGGTTATCAATTCCTGAAGATCTTTAACTTTCAGCATGATTGCTGCATATGTTAAACCTTTTGTATTTGTCATAGCTATCATTATAGTACTCCTTCTTCTGCTTCTTTGTCCTGCAACTTGATCATTAGTTCAGCTGCAAAATCATAACTAGTTGAAGGAAATCTTTCTACTAGCTTTTCAGCTAGAGTTTCCTTTTGCTCAGAAGACATACCGATTAGGATGTCTATCACGTAAAAAAAAAAAAAAATATCTTTCATTTATCTTCCTTAATTTATTTACCTTATAATATTAATCTACACCAAAAACAGGTAAATGTACACAGTTATTTTCATAAAAATGCACTTTTTTTTAATTTTTTAAGAAAGTGTGACAAAAATGTTACAGGTAACACCATTCCCAGTACTTAGCATTTGTAAATACTTTAATGAAATCTTTATTGATAACATGAATAAATTTAGCATTTTCAGGAATCTTTTCATTACGATTACGTGAGTTATAAGGATAATGCCATTCTTCTCCTATAGATTGCCATTTAACTTTATTCTTATGAACAAGATACGATAATGAGGTCTCATTGTTAATAGAAAAGTAATGTCTAATATAATCAGCCCACCATGTATCGTTCTTTTTCAGCTCATTAATAGTTTCTTTTATGTGTTCTAATTCATTAAAATAATTAATCTTCTTGCAGTGTTCTTTATTGACAAGCATTACAGCAGTGTTAAACACATAGTTTGGAAATGTAATGTTCGCATTAGTACAAAGAGATATCATTGCAGCGGTTTTTACAGAAACACTTGTGGTTGCTGGAATATATGACACCCAACCCTCTTTAATATTTTCTTGGTCTTCTGGTTTATCATCTAAGTATCCGTAAATTCCAATTCCATTTGAAAGATCAAACTTTTCAAATATATTCTCATCAGTATCGATAAAAACATCTAGATCTAGATATAACACTTCATCATACGATTCAGATAATTGTTTCATCATGTAATGTTTGTAATGTTGAATGCATTGATATTGTGTTTCAAAAACATCTAGATCATCTAGATAATCAAGAAATATTCTATATGAATCATCTATTTTATAAATTTTATAATCAGCTCCACATTTCTTTGCATACTCTTCTTGTCTATGTGTTAGAGCATTAAAATGTCTTGCTAATTGTATA